AACAAAAGAAAGCTATACACTATACTAATCTGCAACCCATGTGGGGAAAGGAAAATTTAAAAAAAAATAATAAAGTAGAAGGAGAGATAAATGAAATTACCAAGATACGTACAAAGTAAAACTCTGGCAGATGGACAGACATACTACAGGTTTAATCCACCACAAAATCTAGTAGAACAACACATCATCAGTAGGTGTGAGTTAGGTGCAGATTTGCAACAGGCTAAAGACGAAGCTAAAAAATTAAATAAAGAAATAGATGAGTGGTGTGACAAATTTGCAACAGTTAAAACTTTAAAGAAAAGTGCAAAGTTATCCCAACTCATTCATTTATATAAACAATCTAATGATTTCAATATGTTAACTGATAAAACAAAAAGTCAATACATTTATTTTTTAAATATATTAGTGTGTGATTTTAGTGACAGACGCATTGTTGACGTTACAACTAAGATGGCAAAGTACCACTATGAAGAATGGGTGAAGAGGGGAATACATTTTGCTAATTATGCCTGTACTATATGTAGTAGGCTGTTTAGGTATGGTATTCAGATGGAACACATTGCCCTGAACCCATTTGGTAACATAAAACGTAAGACTGTCAAACAAAGAAAGACTGTGTGGACAAGGAAACAGGTTAAACAATTTTTAGACTTTGCTTACAGTGAGTTTGAACATAGAAATATAGGACTTATTATTCAGATGACATATGAGTGGTGTCAGAGGATTGGAGACATGAGAATGTTAACATGGGATAGTGTTAATTTAGACACATCTATATTATCTCTTGAGCAATCTAAACGGAGAGCACAAGTGTTCCTTCCTATCTCTGATGAGCTTAAAACAATGCTCACGCAGCAACAGCAGGACTTTGGCTTCCAACCATACGTTGCACCACGACCACGCCCTGTAGGGGGCAAATATCAGCCTTACAGCCTTGATAGAATGACCAAACAGGGTAGACTTGTTATGAAACTGTCTGGTTTACCAAATGAACTAAGGCTTATGGACTTACGTAGAACAGGTACAACTGAAATGGTTGAGTCGGGTGTTCCACTACCACAAATTATGGCAGTAACAGGACACACAAATCCACAGTCAGTAAAACCCTATTTAAAAAATACATACACAAGTGCAAATAATGCCTTGACAACAAGAATCAACCATGTACAATCCACTGTAAGTGAAAACATAGAAAGTGATATAACATGAATAGTATATATAACATTGTAAGTGATTTAGATGTAGCTATAGGAGAGACAAAGCGTATGAACTGTCCTGTATGTAAGGGATACAAAACATTTACAGCTACAAATAATATGGGTAGTTTAGTGTGGAACTGTTATAAAGCTAATTGTTCTATATCGGGTAATAAACGTGTTCACTTAACGAGTGATGACATTCGTAAATCACTTTTACCCCACGTACAACATCAGAAAAATAACTTTGTATTGCCAGAATATATTGTTAGTAATTCAAAGGAAGTGTTACCATTCCGTAAACAATATAACTTAGATGAAGAAACAGTTGAGTTATACTATGACGTAAAGGAACACAGAGTTGTATTTCCTTTAATACATAACTGTGACATAAAAGATGCAGTTGGACGTTCTTTAGGAAAAAGATTACCCAAATGGAAGAGATACGGAAATAGTGACTTGCCATACATTTATGGTTGTGGTACTGTTGCTGTAGTTGTTGAGGACTGTGTGAGTGCTACAGTTATAGGAAACGATGTATATGTCGGGGTGGCTGTGTTGGGTACATCTCTTTCCGAATCACATAAGAGGTACTTGTCTCAGTTCTCAACAGCAATCGTAGCGTTAGACCCCGATGCCCTACCAAAGACGTTACAATTTGCAAAGGAACTACGTGGTTACGTAGACAGTGTAAGAGTAATGAAATTGATTGACGATTTAAAATACAGAAACCCGACTGACTTAGAAAACTTAGACCAACATAGGAGATTGAATTATGGAATTAGGACTGATTAGAAGTTTAATGGACAAGAAGTTCTACGATGAACATCGTGGTGCTAGATGCCCTGACAGATTGTTTAGTAAAGATGTACGTAAGATTAAACAGTCTATAGATAAAGCTATGCAACAGTATGAACGTAGTGTTACACCAGACGAGATAGAAGCTCTGTTTGTATCTGGTAATCCCACAATGACCACTGCACAGAAGGGTGCTTACAGTAGCCTGTTTGCACAGGTCAAGAAGGAACAGCCTATGGGCAGTGACATAGCACAGGACGTACTGTCTAAATTGTTTCAACAGGTTATAGGTGAGGACATTGCCAACATTGGATTTGATTATGTAAATGGTACTCAGAATAATCTTGAGCCACTACGTAATATCATTGAAAGTTATGGCGATGACTTTACACCAAATCTTAACATTGAGTGGGATGACATTGACATTGAAACACTGCTCAGTAAGAATGATTTGGAATCACAGTGGACATTCAATATACCCACACTCTGTCGTAAGGTTGAGGGTGTTAATGCAGGTCACTTGATTGAGATTGGTGCGAGACCCAACACAGGTAAGACATCTTTTCATGCCAGTATTATTGCAGGTCCAAATGGTTTTGCACGACAGGGTGCAAGTTGCATTGTGTTATGTAACGAAGAGGGTGCTCACAGAGTTGGTGCTAGATACCTGACTGCTGCAAGTGGTATGACAATGCACGAAGTTAAGGCAGACCCAAAGAAAGCCCACACTTTGTACGAACCAGTAAAGAAAAACATCAAACTGCGTGACGCTACTGGTAAGGACATGGCATGGGTAGAGAGTGTGTGTAAGACATACAAGCCTGACATTGTGGTGCTTGACATGGGTGACAAGTTTGCACGTACAGGTGGCTTTGCACGACAGGACGAAGCACTCAAGGCTAACGCTGTGTATGCACGTATGATTGCTAAACAACATGGGTGTGCTATATTTTATATGTCACAGTTAAGTGCAGAAGCAGAGGGTAAGACTACCAGTGTTAATCAGAGTATGATGGAAGGTTCACGTACAGGTAAGGCTGCTGAAGCTGACTTAATGATATTGATTGCAAAAGATAATGTCACAGAAGGACAGGAAGAAGAAAGCACAGCACGATATTTAAACTGTGTTAAAAATAAATTGACAGGGTGGCATGGACATGTTATGTGTAATCTTGATTATAGAACAGCAAGGTATGAAGTATGATTCAGGGTGAACTGTTTGACATAGTAAAAGAGGTATGTGAAGAAGGTATTGTATGTATAAAGTGCAATGTAAGACAACCTATAGGTCAATTTAATGTTATGAAGTATGACAACAACAGTGATAAACCTACTGAAATAAAAAGAACATGCAGGTCTTGTAATCGTGACCATTCCAGACTATTAAAAGATTTAAAAAGAAAACATGCGTACCCAAACAAAGAGTATAGCTGTCCTATATGTGAAAGAAACTTAAAAGAAATATCAAAGCATGGACAAAAAAGATTACAGGGTTGGGTGTTAGATCACTGCCATGACACACGTACTTTTAGAGGGTGGTTGTGTCATCATTGTAATACTGGATTGGGTGGGTTTTCTGATAAATTAGAAAGGCTCAGTAATGCTGTTGCATACTTACAAAACCATAAGGAGAAACATAAATGAAATTAACTCTTGATGTAGAAAACACTGTAACACACAGGAATGGTAAATTACATCTTGACCCATTTGAACCTGACAATAGTTTAACATTGGTAGGTATGCTTTGTGAGTCAGGCAAAGAAAATATTGTTACCTTTGACCATTCAGAAATGCAACCTACTGTGTCAGGCAAGGACATTGTACAGAAGATGCTAGATGCAACTACACTCTTGATTATGCACAACGCACCACACGACTTGATGTGGCTGTGGGAGTCAGGATTTAAGTATGATGGTGCTGTGTTTGACACTATGCTCAATGCCTATGTCATACAGCGTGGACAGAAACAACCTTTATCTCTTGAAGCCTGTGCTGAACGCTATCAGTTAGACACAAAGAAACAGGACACGTTGAAAGAATACTTTAAGAAGGGATACAGCACCAAGGACATACCCTATGATGAATTGGCTATATACCTGTCTGCTGACCTTCATGCTACACAGCAACTTGCAAACAGACTGATGGCACAGTTAGAAACTGACGACAAAGAACTTGCAAGCACAGCTAAACTTACAGATGAAGTGGCTGTATGTTTGGCACGTATCTATCAGCGTGGGTTTTCTGTAGACAAGACTGTTCTTGATGAAGTACGTGTAGAGTTTGAGAATGAGCGAAAGCAACTTGTTACGAGTTTAGATAAACAGTGTAGAGAACTTATGGGTGACTTTCCTATTAATCTTAATAGTCCAGAGCAGTTGTCTTGGGTTATCTATAGTCGTAAGCCACATGACAAATCTATCTGGGCTAATCTGTTTGACCAGTATATGAATCCTACAGACTACAAGAGTACAATAAGAAAAAACTCTGACGTTATATATAAAAAGAAAGCAAAGCAGTGTCCTGATTGTAGGGGCAGTGGACAAGTAAGAAAGGTAAAGAAAAATGGAACACCCTTTAGTAGAACTAATAAATGCACCACGTGTGGGGGGATTGGTTATCTGTTTACTGATGTTTTGGGCATGGTGGCAGGGTTAAAGTTTAATGCACCAAACTCAAAGTGGGTAAGTGCTAACGGTTTTAGTACAAGCAAAGGTAACATAGAACTGTTAGAAAGCATGGCTAAAGCACGTAATATGCCAGAGGCTGTGACATTCCTACGCAATGT